GGTCGCCGTTTATGTGGTCAATTTCACCACTTGGCCATTTACCATGATAAATGGCAAACGCTACTCTGTGCGCCTTATAGGTTCGCTCCCAAATTGCCCCAAGTCGCGCGCCCCTTGCGTCTTGACAGTTCAGCGCAGGAGTGCCCGCAAAATTGCCGTTAAAGTTTCGCGCCCGCCACTCGCGCGGGCGGCCTGTGCCTTCAAACATGTCTGGCGTGCGCACCTTCCACGTCAGCGCGCCCGTCTCTGGATCATAAGCGATCAGTTGACGTATTTCTTCAACAGGTAGATAAGGCTTGTTAGCCATGCTGCACCTCCTTACAGGTCAGTTTGGTCAGGGCCAGCCGGTGCGACAACACCGCGTCTGGCCCGTTTAGTTTACACGACTTCACCCTCTACTACAAGGTGGACCCACGCCCTGTCGGTAATCGCGTCACACTCTCGAATATTCCAGACCGTGCCGCGCCGAACGTCCCGCATCCGATAGCCTTCCCTGACCGCCCGCGTCGCAGCGCAGGAACGCACCCGCACCTTGTAGGCCTTCCGGCCCGCCTGCCTTGCAGCCTGCACGCTTTCATCGCCGCGCCCGTAAGTCCACTGCGCAGCGCAGACGTGGCGTTCGGTCCATGCCTCTGTCTCACCGCCGAAGGCGTCCGTGCCGCCGGTCGGCTCATCAAACGCCACGCGCTCGGTGAGGGTGCCGGGTCTCATGCCACCGGCCTCCAGCGCAGCGGCGCGATCATCTGGCTCACGCCCATTGGCACCAGCGCCTCACGCGCGTCTGTCGTGACGCTGCGGTGATGGTCCCGGTGCGTGGCAATTATCGCGATCGCGAGCTTGATCCGCTCGTCGACCTCCGCCTCCGATGTGGCGCCGCAAGTGAACGTCACGTTGACCGGCTGGAGAATGTCCGTCTTGAGCGACGGCGCGGTAAAGCCGGACAGAAGCCGCACCATCGAGCCGGTGTAGCCTTCCACCACCTCGTAGAGCGCCGGATTGACCGTCTGCTCGGTGCCGTTTTGGTCCACATAGGAGACGGACACGTCGCGCGCGCCGGGCATGGGAAGCTGAAGCGTGCGCGACCAAGCGCGGAACGGCTGGCGCCACGTCTGCTCCATGATCGCCCGGCCGAGAAGACCTTCGTAGCCGTCCAACTCGCGCACGGCAGCGGAGACCATACGCGCCAAGGTCGCGTCGTCGTCGCTGTGGTCAATCCGCGCGTGTTCTTTGACCTCGCCGAGCGAGACGGGATCGAAAGTCGGCGGCGTGACCTGTACGGGCTTCATCACTTCGTCTTGTGGCCGTAGACAGCCGGGTCAAGCCCGAGTCGCGCGCAGTCCTCGGCCGTCATCTTTTGCTTGTTTGGCGCGGGCGAAGGTGCCGCAGCCTTGCGTGTGGTCTTATCGCTCATGGCTCTCTCCTCGCTAAGAAGGGCCGGGCCGCTACAGCCCGGCCCCATTGGTTAAGCAGCGTTCTCGATCACCTTGATGCACTCGGGGTTGTTCACCCCGCCGCCGACCCGCTTGGTCGTGTAGAAGTGCACATAGGGCTTGTTCGAGAACGGGTCGCGCAGGACACGGACGCCCGAACGCTCGACGATCAGGTAGCCGCGACGGAAGTCACCGAACGCGATCGGCAGCGCCGACGCGCCCAGGTCCGGCATCCCCGGCATTTCGGTCACCGGATAACCGAGAAGCTGTGCCGGCTGACCGGCAACGAAGGACGGCTGCCAGATGTGGTTTCCGTCGCCGTCCTTCAGCTTCCGGACATAGCCCTGCGTCGAACGGTTCATCGTCCAACGCGCCGCGCCGGTGAATGCCGACGGCATCTCGTAGACGAGATTGACCAGCTCATCCGTGGTGACAGCCGCAGTCCCTGCCACGGTGGTCTTGGCGATTGCCCCCATCGGGTTGCGCGAGGCGTTGGCTGCGCCGGCCACATAGGTCAGGAAGCCGTAGGGCTTGTTGGAACCGTCGCCCGAGATGAACGCAAGCCCCTCCTGATACGCGAACTCGGTCTCGACTTCGCCGGCCAACCACGCCTCGAGATTGACCTCGGAATCGTCCAGCATCTGCTGAGTCGCCGCCGGGTTGGCGTAGATCTCGCCGGGCGTGAAGGCCTGCTCGCCGAAGGTCGCCGTGTTGGTCTCGTCACGGGTCGCTGTCTCCCCGACCCAGCCCGATGCCGTGCCGCGCAGGTTGTAGAGCTTCTTGAACCCGGCGGTCGAGATCGTCTGGACGCTCGCGATCTGGCGCATGGGCGAGACCTCGATCAGCTTGTCCGTGATCGTGCGATCCCACTCCGTCGGTGCCAGATAGCCGCCCTCCGAGTCCGCGCCTTTGTTCAGGCTGGCCTGGACATCGCCTTTACGGAAGTGCGCCCGGAATGCGTCCGAGTACTCGCGGTCCACCGTTGCCGCGCCGCCGCCAGCGCCGACTTCCATGGCGGCCAACTTGGCGTTGGCCTGGTCGACGGCGGACTGGAGCTCCGAAACGCTCGAGTTGATGCGCTCGAACTTGTCGGTCGTCACCACGTCGTCGAACTTGGCGGCGATCTCCTTGTCCTTCTCAGCGGCTGCGTCCTTGAACGCCTGCCAGTCTTTCTGAAGGTCGCCCAGAAGGGCCTTTACGTCGCCGGAGCTTTCAGCACGCACGGCGACGATTCCCCGCGCTTTGGCGGGCTGCATGATTTTGGTCATGGTCGTCTCCTATGATTGGAGTGTTGAACGAAGCCCCGTAATGAGGGCTGCTACTTCGTCAGCGTCGTGCGTGACGGTTGAGGCAGCGTCGTGCGTGCCCCCTTTCACCTCGGCCAGAAGCGCACGGCGTTCCGACCGGGGCAAACCTGTCTTGGCGAGCATGGTGTCAAGGCGGCGCGTGGCGTTCACGCCTTGCACCGAAGCGGCGCGCGCCTGATCTTCCTGCACCATGTCGGCCGGCAGATAGCTGTCAGCGAGCCCGGCCTCGACAGCCTGCTCACCGTTGAACCACGTCTCGTTGTCCATCCACTCAGCGGCGCGCGCCTTCTCGACACCTGCGCGGTCCGCATAGACGGACGCCATGGCGTCGTCGAATGGCTCCATCGTCGCGGCTGCCTCGGCCATGTCGTGCCGGTTGCCTATAGCAATGACCCAGGCGTTGTGCACCATCATGAAGCCAGCTTTGCCGATCTGCACCTCGTCGCCGGCCATTGCGATGACCGACGCTGCGGAGGCTGCGATGCCGAGCACACGGACAGTAACCTTGCGCGGGTGGGCGCGAAGGGCGTTGTAGATCGCCACGCCCTCGAAAAAATCGCCGCCGGGACTGTTCAGATCCACGGTGACTTCTCGGTCGCCGATCGCGCGCAGGGCCGCCGAGACGCGGCGGGAAGTGACGCCATCGCCGAACATGTCGCTGCCGATCACGTCAAGGATGGAAATCGTCGCGTTGTCCGTCTCGGCCGCCTTTACGGCGGCATCCCAGCGCTGGAGCGCGTGCTCGTCAGGCTGAAAGGCACAGACCTCGGGCAGTCTTTGTGCCTCGATTTTCGGCAGGCTACGCAGGCTCATCTGGCTCTCCTGTTTCTTGTGTGCCCATTGGAGTGGGCAAGTCATCACGCGGCGGCAAGTCCATCCACTCACGCGGCTCGCTCGGATGCAGCCAAGGCGAATGGCCACCGGCCCCGAGGCCTTTGGCGAAGAACTCTGCCTGATCCTTCATGTTGCCGCGCAGAAGCGCGCCGGCGTTGAACTTGGCCTCGTAGGTGTCGGCCTCGGCATCGCTCAAGAGGCTGCGCTCGATCGCCTGCTGCCACGCCTCGAACCACGGGTTCAGGGCGTAGCGGACGAAGAACTGGCCGAGCACATCGATGCCGGAGCCCCATGACGTGTCATCCACGCCCAGCAGCGGGCGCGGGACGCCGAACGGCCGAGCGATTTCCTCGATCTGGTGCTTGCGCTGCTCGATCGCCTGCGCCTCGCGCCCCGAGTTACCGGGCACGCCAATGTCCATGCCCTCTTCTAGGATCTTCCACCGATGCGCGTTCTCGGCACCTTCGTTCTCAGCCATGCTCGCCTTGAGCCGGTCGTAGGCTTCTGGCGAAAGCTGGCCGGGGTGCTTCAGGTAGCCGCCAACGATGGCGCCATTCCGGAACAGACGCGCCGCCGCCTTTTCCGTCTGCACCGCGAGACCAATGGCCTCGGCCGCCTGCTTCACCAGAGACATGCCGGTAATGCCGTCGTCGGTCATGCCGTTGCGAAGGTGAAACACATCGCGTTGCGGCAGAATTCGCTTGGACCCGTCCGGCTGGCGGAAGTGATACTCCAGCGACCAGTCATCTCGTTGCTTCACCTCAATGCGAGAAGGGTCCAGCGGCACCAGCTGCGTGATCCGAGACCCGCTCCGCACGATCAGGGCGAAGGCGTCGCCCTTGCGGCCGTCACCGAGCGCGCCGAGCGCGGACTGCTGCATGTAGCTTCGAAACTCGTAGGCCGTCTGCCAAGCGTTCGGCCTGCGATGGAGTACTCGGTAGAGCGGGTGGTCCGGCGCTTTGCTGTGGTCTTCCTTGCGGTGCAGGTGCAGCGGAAGCATCCCGATCGCAAAAGAGATCAGAGAAACGCAACGCAGCACGGTCGTGTTCTTCATCGCCTGCTGAGGCGTGATCGTGACCCCGGCCTCGGTGACTCCGGCGCTGCCCGAGCGGATGAACTCGTAAAGCGCTGGGTCGCCCAGCCCAGCGAAATCGCCGACCTCGCCAGCCATGGCCTGCGGCGCAGGCGTGCGCGCCCCCGCTTCCGGCGAAGAGCGACGAAAGATGCTCAGAATGCCCATTTACGCCCCTGCCTCACAGAACTAGAAGCCCGCGATCCTCGTAGACGCTGGGCAACTCTTCCTCGCCATCAACCGCCGCCCCCACAGCCATCGCCGCCGCAACCGCCAAGTCGATCCGCGCCATGGCGCGCTGTTTTTCAAACCGCCGAAGCCCTGCCGGGCTCATCCAGAACGTGCTGGACGCCACCGCCGAGCGCAGTGCCGGGTTGACCGCGATGC